CCACCGTTTGTTAGACGGATAGAAGGTTAATACCCTCTATTTACTCGGATGTCAGCGTATTTCATGTAGAAACAACGCTGGCAACGCGGGTACCGCTGAATGGTCGAGTTTCCTTACCCTGTACCTGTTTAGGTCCGTGGTACGCGAAGATGTTGATACACCATCGCGTAAGGATTCTCGATCCCATGTGGCGTTTAGCCAATGATAATAGCCACCCTCTCCGTTAGACTTTCGCTTCGTTTCCAAAGCTAGGCGGGAGAAGCTGGGATCGTAAGAAACCAGCTGGAATTTTCCGGACGAGATACCATCACCACCCCAAAGGTGTTTCGGCACGAAGGACTTGAGCCAAAGCCAAATGTCCTCAACCTCAGGGTTGAGAACAGAAAGCCCCTCAATGGATGACCATACACGAAGCTGGTTAGCGACATGTATGACGTCCATTAATCTTTCGATCGGCGCCTTAACATAGAAAGGAGTTATGTCAAATCCATTGTGGTAATGACCTCCGCAACTTTCCCTAAAGGGTCCGTCCGTATGAGACTTCTCGAGATTAATCGTGAAGCCAAAATACTTAAAGACACTAGGAAGGATGTCGGAGATGCCCGATGGGCATATGATATCATCACCATAGATGCTGACAATACCACGGACACCATCGAAGTAGCAAATAGCTCGCGTTAGAACATAAAAGATTAAACTTTCAAGTTCAAACGTGAAGCCATTGCCCATCGATGAGATCATGTGGTTCCGATGTTCCTCACCATCAATGATGGTGACTTGACACCTAACAGCGTCAAGGAGGGTGTACCAGCACTCAGGGAGCAGTTGCTGAACAAGTTCAGTTGTGATTGAATCACTCGCGCTCGACAAGTCGAACGTGGAGAGTGAGTTGGTCACACTGCCGATATGAGCGAACTTCCGGTTATTAGACTGGTCGTTCAGGTTTATGCCGATACGGCGTAGGCAACTACTAAAGTAGTTTCCAATGCCCTTCTGTATGAACATGTTCAAATCGGGTTCCTTTGCAGCAACCCGATCGATATCGGTTCTCTTGGGAACGGTAAACATCACATTGCCTGGGACTACTTCTATTGAAGTATAGCCCCGATCAGCAAGCCAGCCCGGCATCTCGTCCTTGATAAGGTCGAAGACATCGAGGCAGCGAGCCGTGACATGTGCTTTTCCGAGGTACTTACCAGCCGGATGGCTTTCAGTACGTGGCCGACTTGTCGACGCACCTCCAGAGAAACCCCCAATGAGGGCTTCGATCG